AGCCTGAACCATCGAAGTAATACCAGGTTCCGTTGATTTTCTCAAACTTGTCTTTTGGATAAGAGCCGTCTGAGCGTACATACCAATAGCCTGTATCATTCTTCTGCCAGCCTGTTTCGGCACCTAGGCCGTTCTCAATATCTCGCTTAAACTGTTCACGGCTAACACCCCATTTCGCAAGATAAGGATACGGGTCAACGTGGTCGCTACTGTTATCTGGCTGGTTGTTGGTACAGTATTCATGAGTTTTGATACCTGCCAAGACGTCTGTATCAAGAGTTTTCGGCAAACCTGCTTCATCTGCTAGATTTCGTAGCAATTCGATATAAAGGCGATAGTCTGTCATGAACTCTTCTTTAGTTGAATGGCTTTCAATCAATTCAACCGCTGCATACGTTTCAGCATTCCAACCGCCTCCAACGTCGTATGATCCGTTGTTTACAGGGCCTACCTGCATAACACGACCATTACCAACGACATGAGAAAAGAACCCGAGTTCAGGGTCCTTTCTGTAGTGATAATCGGCTTCGTTTTGAACAGTTGAGTTACGGTTTCCTGTTGAGTGAGCATGAACTTGACGGAAAGGCTCAAAACCTACAATCGGCAAGTCTGTACGTAGTCTACTTGTATCAATATCCATTATTACTCCTCACTTGGTTTCTTGTATTCTAGCGCTCGTGTGCTGTCTGTAATTCCACTTGTTGTTGGGTCATTGACCAGACCGATAGCAGTCAAGAACACGAAGACTGCATTAACAAGCAAAATCAGCTTGTTGCCGATATCACCCAAATCTAGATGATATCCAAAGACTGCTGCACCAGCTTGCAAGACAAGCAAGAAGGCCGGAATTGCAGTCAGCCAGAAAAATTTGTTTTCTAGTCGTAGTTTCCAGTTAATCATATGTTTTCCTTTCTACTTTAAAAATTTAATTATTTTTGCTTTTTTTGTGTATTTTTCTATTTTTTCCCCTATTGAGTCATCTCCGACGAATGCTATTTCAAAATATTTTCCCTCATTGTAAAGGTAAGATATTTCCGGTAATGAAAGAGGTGGTTTATCGTCGGCTTGCATAGATTTTATTTGTTTATAATCAAAATTGTTAGGTGTGATTACAGTATTTTTTAGAGAAAAAGATATAGTAGCTTTAAAACCGGAAGAACCACTTGGTTCTATTGTTAATAAAATTTCTCCTCCACCACTCCACACCAACCTATCGCCAATATACCGCTTAACAATCTCCTGATTGCCTAACATTATCCTTATTCTATCTTTCATAACTACACCTGCTTAAAGATATCATAAATCGTGTTAGGGTCTTTGGTTGGAAGAGCATCGTACTGCGCTTGTGTTCCTGCCCAATACTTCAGTGCTTGTTGTCCCTGTTGGTTGATGATGTTCTGACCAGGCGCACCGTCTGCACCTCTGGGGCCATCGTTTACGTTATCTAAATGAGCGAACCCAGATGCCTTAAGACCTCTGTAGCTCACTTCAATACGGACTTCGAACCAACCACCAGAGCGCTGGGTAGCACTCCATGTTCCAAATTTCCCAGCTGGATCAGGAGTCTGATTTCTCAACACACCCCAGTTATTGTTCCCAAAACCACGGTAGTAATAATCAAGAGTATAACCACTCGTGACTGCTTCGCCATCATAGAATACATCCGCAAACAGGTTTAACTGACTAGTCGCGCCATTTCTATAAGACCCTTCGATACGGACATTGGCACTTAAACTATGACCATTCTCACCCTTCAAGCTGTTCCGTTGAGTCGGTGTCAGCGTATCAAATGATGGCCGGCTTTCTAAAGCTGAAATCTTTTGTTTCAACTCAGTATCATTGTAAGTTGAATACAAGTGTCTTGAGCCAATCTTTCTCACAGAAATACCTTGAGCGCTAATGCCTGTTACAATCCAGTAGCCTTCATCTGCTCCTTCAGAGTTGTTATTAAAGCTTTGAATTACATCTCCAAATTTGATACCTATTGGATTCATTAAAGAATTGATTGGTATTGTCGCAGTAGCACCGACTTCGTTTCCGGCAATATCCGATTTTGAAATCCGATATTCTGAGCTTCTCAAAACAGTTGGAAGATTAACAGAACCACCATTTGTGAGACTCAGTCGGTTGCCTTCTAAGCTAAGGGTTTGATTCTCAGTAAGATAATGCTTTGCATCCAGCTCATCTTTCGTAACTTGTTGCTCTTTAATGCCCTTGATATCCTTACCGATTGCTGTCGCTAAACTTTCAAGGTTCTTCATAGGATTCACGCTTTCGCTTGATTATATGTTGCTACTAAATCAAGATTAGCAATCTGGTCTACACGTCCGCTGACTTCGGTTACTTTTCCGAGAAGTGCACCGTTTTCATCCTGTCCCATATTCGTGATTTTATCCGCAATTTCTTTCAGCGTATCAAGGTTCTCAGGTGTTCCTTCACCTAAAATTTCAGCCTTAACTTCCGTTTTAGCTTGAGTAACTGCTTGAGTGATAGCTTGCGTCATTGCTGAAGTGCTAACTTTGGTTTTTAATTCTTCGTTAACTCGTTTATTATCTTCTCCCAAAGTGCGGGCGAATTCTGTTAATTTTGTAGTTTCCATTTTTTTCTATACCTTTCCAAGATTATAAAAGAAGAGTAGATCGGGAAATTCCGGACATACTCCACCATCTGTTACTGTTTTTTCTGAAAGTTGTTTCTCAACTTCCTTTGCTATATCCAGCTCTTTGAGAGCATGGACTTCCTCTGTGACCAATTCTTTATCTGAAGCCACTATCTTGATGTGCGTAGCCTTATCGCTTGGAAAAATATATCCGCCAGCACTAATCTCTAAGCGGTATTTCCCAACAGGCAAGATAGCATCCAGATTAAAATTCACGCTTGAGTTCATGACAGTCACCTTCTTCTTCCATTGATACTTGTCCATGGTCAGACTAACAACCGCCACCTCCCCATCAAGAGAGGAGACGGCTCGATAGTCTTCGTCTAAAAGGACGAATCCAAAGGTAGAAGCTACATCACCTTGTTTAATGAGGTGACCGCCATCAACCTGTGCGAGATTGGTCGTATTGAGATTACAGACCATTCTGCGCCCCTTTCTTAGCTTTTGCTTTGAATCAACGTTTTCAACTCTCTGACATCTTCACCTAGCGATTTAACTTGTTCCGCAAGTACCAAGATAGCCTTGTTCTGTTCATCGTGGTTATCTAGTCGTTTATTGGCAGATTCTTTAAATTCACGTAGGTTCTCAATGTCTTTTTCCATCGCGGTAATGCGATTCTCCTGCTTTGTGGCTCTGTCTTTCATGGAGAAATACAAGATAATAACAGGAATCATAGAGATTACGAAACGAATAACGAGGTGTTCAAATTCCGCCATAGGCACCTCCATTATTGATTAGATATAACTGTTGTAGCAGAAGGCTCTGCTGCTGTAGGTGCGACGGTAGCTGTCGTAGAAACTGCAGCTGCTGGTGCAACATTCGTAGGCTCATTTTGTTCTTTAGGCTCGTACTTCCACGCTACGCCATATCCATCACGTTCAAGACGTCCATCACGAATAAAGTCGCTTGCAGGCTCTCCATTATAAGTAAATTCACGGTTAAGTTGTACCAGAACCCTCTTACCTTCACCATCTACCTCAACATGTGCTGGGTCTTCAATGGTAATCAAGTCACCTGGCATATAGTGTTTACCTACTTCAGCTGATTGAATTAAATCAACTAAAACTTTATAAGCTGTTCCGTACTGAAGCAATTTTTCTGTTATCAACGTTAAAACTAATGCGTAGCTAACTTTGCCGTAGTGGTCGCTTTCAGTCTTGTTCTGCTTAACTGCTTGATCTGTGGCCGTCTGCTTAGCTTCGGCTTGTGCCAATTTCTGTTCAGCCTCTTGAAGCTTAATGTGAGTTTCTTCCAACTTAGCTTGAGCCTGTACAAGAGCGCTCGTTGGGTCAAGCTCTGTTTTAATAAAGTCTAAAACCGCTTGAATCAACACTTCTTCATTGTCCTGCGTGCGATTACCTGGTAATTCAACACGCTCATAGCTGTAGCGTCCAGGTTCTTCTTTCTCAATCGTAACGATTGTGACATTCTTTTCCCCTTTTAAAGTCGGGCTTCCTGTTAATTTGTAAGTCATTAGTTATTTCCTTTCATTTTTGCTTGCGTTTCTTCAAATAATTCTTTAAGTGCTGGTTCATATTCCATCACGGCTTTAAAGCCCCGTAATTCAGCCAAAGCTAGCGTATAGCGTGCCTCTAAATGCGCACGTCCCAATTCGCCTTCTGCCAAACGGTTGACGAGCGACTCAGCGACTAACTTATCGATTGTGTGATTATCCATGTAGTTTCTCCATTTCTTTGATTTTCTGGTC